TAACTATTGATGCTACTAATACTCCTGTATATCCTTATATCCTTGGAGAGAACTTCTATTCTCTACCAGTTAAGTCTAACTACGAAAGTAAAGTAACTCAAAGATCTATTCCTGCTACATCCGAACGTTTATTCATTCCAGGAACGTTAAAGAATGGTTCTGGAGAAGTTGCGTATATTGATTCTGTAAGTAAAGGATTTGTTAATATCGCAAGCATTGAAGATTCTCAACCTACATTCCAAATTGGATCAAGAATATACGTAGATGACAGTGGCACTGGTGGATCTGGTGCTGCTGGTATTGTTGCATCTACATTTGGTAAGACTGTCTCCAGTATTGAGTCTAAAGAGACCAAAGCAGCTTTATTGACATCTCTTTCTAGTTTCTTTGCATTTGAGGGTGATATTATCACTCAAGAGACTACAGGTGCAACTGGTGAAATTATTAGAGACATTTCGGACGAGAATGAAATTGGTGTTAGAAATATCACGGGATCTTTTGAGTCTGGATATGAAATCAATTCTTCTACTCAAGTAATCAATTTACTAGTATCTCAAAATAGTTCTTATACACTAGGAGCAACTCTTGCTTTAGTTCTATTTGAGGATCCAACAACAGAAATTGCTACTGGAGAAATCTTAAGTCAAACAGTTGAGCAAAATTCAGTTCGTCTAAAGGTTACGAGTGGTGATTTTTCTGATTACCTCAATTATAATGAAGGTGAAGTAATTCTTAAAAGTTCTGACCTAGGTAATACTGCAGGAACAGAGATTGTAATTATTAATCAATTAAGTAGAAATATTAATATTACTGACGTTGATGAGTCTATTGCTATTCTAGAAACAACTGAAAATCATGATTTTGGTACTGGAGATATTATTAATATCACAGTAGATCCAGATCCTACTACTACAGAAACAACTTATTATGTAACGAAGAAAAAGTTTCAAGAGATTACTTTACTTCCAAATGAATATCGTGCAAAGGTTGATGATACTGGTGTTGGTGAGTCTACTGTACTTGGTTTAGGTAAAGATTACATTTCTGGGGAGTATACTGATGTCCCTCTTGTATTTGCTAATTCTGCTTTGTCGAGATCTGATGTAGTAGCAGCAAAGGCATCTGTAAGTGTAGACACTGCTAATTTTGATAACAGTGGTAATATTGGTAATATTACTATTACTAGTGCTGGTGCAAATTATAAAGCAGACGATATCCTAACAATTGATCCATCTGCTATTGCTAAAGTAGATGCAGCTGATTCAGACATCTCCCCGATTCTATCGATGGTGTATTTGAATCAAACAGAAGTTGAGTCTTATGCACAAAAAAGATTCTTCGTTGCTGAAGCAGATTATCCAACTGTAGTAACAGCACTGGGTAGTGTCGGAGGATTCTTCCAAAATGATGCTGGTGGTACTAATCTCATCTATATTTCTAAAGATGATGACAATTTTGCTTTCACTTACTTTGTTGCTGATACTGAAGGTGAAGACTTAACTACTGATGATACTATCAGTGGTGTTGCAATTACCAGTGTTGATGTATACAGCCCTCCAGGTAGTCTCAAACCTCAATTCAGATTTGAAGATGATCAAGGAGAGCGAAACCCAAATTATGAAATACGAGTAGGATCTACTCTTACTTTACAACCAATGCCTGGTCATGCAGTGCATGTTGTATCTGACATAGAGCTGGGACTCAAAGATGATGGTCGTGCTCAATTTACTATCGATTATTCAGTTGCTGGTGGTGTTACTAACAGTGGGTCTGTTACAGATCCTATTGTCTTTGTACCTACAGTTCCTGGTGTATATCAATATGTCTGTGTAACTCATCCAGAAGCTCGTGGAACTATCACAGTGTATCCTGCACCAAGTGCTGCTGGTCCACTAATTAACGTTGATTTTGTTGGTTTTGGTGTTGATAGAACAGATGTAAACGTTACTAATACTTTTGCAGCATCAGTTGATGATCTTGTATCTATTGGTAACGAGATTGTTAAAATTACTGCTGTAGATACCGATAATAAAAATATTTCGGTAGCAAGAGCTCAAGAAGGAACTACCAAAGTTAATCATTCTAATAATAAAGATTTAGTATCTTATTTGCCGAATTACAGATTCGCAACTGGTACGAGAATTGGAACTGGTGTCAATGCACCAGTAGTTGTTTCTTATAATGAGGGAACTAAAAAACTAATTGTCAATTGGGATTATAATGCAACTAGTCCTGTTGCTTTGACTACAGTATCTTCAATTGTTGATACCAGTAATCCACAAAAAATTGTTACTGTCGGTTCTGTAAATGATATTCGTGATAAACTACTATTCTCTACAGATAATACAAATTTCCTCACTAATCCTATTGTAGATATTCAGAAGTATTATTTCTACAAGTTTGATGTAAGTCATCCTTCGATGTTGAACTCTTACCTTGATATCTCAACTAGTCCAAACTTTAATGTCTTTACTGAAGAAAAAGAAGTTGGTTTGAATGAACCTGGTAATGCTGGTGCATTTGTGAGAATTAGACTTGGATATGGTGCAAACATTGGAGAACAAACAAGAAAAGATGTCAACTTCACAAGTTACTACTATTTCTTGACTTCTTCTACAACTGATACTGAAGGATCTTATCTTCGTATTGTTGATGATCCTCTGTCAGGTAGAAAAGAAGTTGCGTATACCACAGACAAAAAAGTTGTCTACAAACTTTCCGATATTCCCCAATACGATGGAACTGGAGATATTAGATATACAGGCAAGTCAGTTGGTAAGATTCATTCTATCAAGCTAGACAATCTTGGATCTGAATATGATAAGTTGCCAATTATTAAAGGTGTAGTCCCTGCAGATGGATACAAAGCAGTTGTTACTGCTATTAGGGATATATCTACTAATAAAATTGTTTCAATTGATATTGTTACTCCAGGTCAAGAATATTCCAAACCAGAAGTCGTTGTTTCTTCTGGTCTAGGAAGTGGTCTTAAAGCAATTGCTGATGTAAAGGATGGTATCATCACTCAAGTCAGAATTACCGATCCTGGTAATTATACCACCACACCAAAACTAGAAATTATTGAAACAGACAATAAGATATTCTTTGTGTCTGATAATATTGGTCTTCCACAAAATGTTAATTTTGTAACAAATGGATCTGGATTCCATAGTGATAGTACGATTAGATCAGATTACTATTCACCTAATGTTTTTATTCTTGATACCTTTGATTTAGACGCATTTAGACCTGGCGAAACTGTTGAACAGAAAGTAAATGGTGTTATTGTTGCTCAAGGCATAGTTTCTCAAAATGGATGGAGAGTAGGATCTAATATTCTACGTTTGGAAGATATTGTCGGTGTTTTCAAAGAAGGACAGACTATAATTGGAAAGAGTAAAAAGAAAACTGCTCGTATTAAAACAATCAGTAGATCTTCGTTTACTCCTAACATTGTTACTAGAGAAAAAACAATTGGTAGATTTACTTCCGACAGAGGAAAGGTAAGTTCTAGCAATCAAAGAATTCATGATTCTAATTTCTATCAAGATTATTCTTATGTTGTTAGATCTAGGACACCAATTAACCAGTGGCGTGATGTAATTAAAGATACCACACATCCAGCTGGATTTAAGATGTTTGGTGAAGTCTACTTGGAATCTGAAGGTGTATCTAATATGCCTTCTGATCAAAAAACATTTAAGTCCACCATGTATTTGTGTGGTCCTCCTCTTGCAGTGTCTTCTTTGTCTACAAAGAGAACTATCCAGCAACAGATAATCAAAGTAAAAGACTCTAGAGTTGTTAGAGGTGAAGGATCAGTTTCTATATCTGATTTTGACGAAACTCTTACCAGAGTAAGAGAACTTAAGTTGTCTCCTGCTTTTGACGGTAGATATGACTCACAGACTGGTCTGAAAATCGGCAACAAACAGTTTACTATTACCGATGCTGCAACTGGTACTGCATACACACCATATAATGAGCAAGAAATTTTAATGACCATTGATGGTATTGCACAAAGACCAGGATATTCTTTTAAAGTTGTAGGTAACCAACTTTCTTTCTTTGAACCACCACTTGGTCCAAGAGTTACTGAAGATCAGCTTGTTCCCCCACAGAATGCATATATTAGAGCATTTAAGTTCAGAGAAGATACAGATAATGCACGTTATCTAAAGCGTTTAAAAAATATTGCAGATTCTTTTGATGGCAGAACTAGAATCTTTGATTTGAACTGGGAAGATGGTAGTGTTGTAAAAACACAGGTCAATGAAGACTTGTTTGTATATCTCGATGGAGTATTGCAGCAAGGTTCTTATGAGATCAGAAGATTTTCTAGTGCAAACAAAACAGATCGTATCGCTTTTGTCAAAGCACCCAAAAACTACAAAGATCTCTATGATGCAGATGCTTTTCCACAAGAACTGCAGAACGAAGCATATTTTTACGGATTTGGTGTAGGTCTATACGAAAGACTTGGTATCGACAAGAGAATAGTTCCTTATACTCAAAACAATCAATATCTAATCTATGACTCAAATAATAATGTAAGAACTATTGATAGTACATTATATGCATATGTTTACGTAGATGGCGTTCTCCAAAAGCAAAATCTGTCATACAAGATCAATGGAGCTTCAATTACTTTCATGGAACCATTGGAGTATTCAGAACAGGCAGATGGATCTTATACTTGTGCAAGAGTAGATATTATTCGTTTGTATGGTAAGAACTATCAATCTACTCTTAATATCTTTAATTATGAACAAGATGTTTTCTATAACAGAGCAACTGTAACTTTCGATGGTGCAGGTACATACGATACCATGTCTTCTTGGTATATTTTAAATACTAGTGATAAAACTAGTGTTATTCAAGGAGGTAGAGTTTGGGGCGAACTTATCAGTATCCAAAAGGGCACTGGAGATCAATGGATTGCTGTATTAAAATCACAAAATATTGATTTTGTTGCTGGGTCTGATGTTACTTTTGATAGATTCGATGGAGATCCTTTGACAATTAGTTTCACAGATTTCTCAATTGCATATACAACAAATGTTGCTGGAGAACGTGTTCTTAATCGTGAAGAAGCAAACTATATTCCTTTCTTGCCTACTAACGATTCTTTTGATAGTTACGACTATCGCGGTGAGATTTTAAAAGAGCATTCAACTCTCCGTAGAGGAGATAAGATCATGATTGATGGTGAAAGTGAATATCGTAATATTATTAGCTCTCCACTTTTTGCTAAAACAACTGATTATCGTGCAGGTGGTAATGCTTCTTCTAACTTCTTTGCTAAAGTTGCCGCTTCTGATTATAACGGAGATATTCTTGGTGAAGGTCTGTCAGTTACAACAACCATTGATATTGGTAAGGTAACCTCTTTGAATTGGAATAGGAGGGAACTAACATATTTCTTCCAAAATAGTATTCTTATCAATCCTACTGCCTATAACTATAATAGCCCACCAGTATTAAACTTCATTCCTACGAATGGTGAGGGTGGCGGTGCTAAAGCACAAGTTTTGGTATATGGTGGTCAAATTATTGACATCATTTTAGTAGATGGTGGTTCTGGATATACTGCTCCTCCAAGAGTTGTTATTTCTAGAGGATATGATATTCTTCGTGAAAATAACCATCCAGAGTTTTCTTTAGTTAGAACTATTTTTGGAGGTCAAGGTGAAGGGTTGAATGCAACTATTCAAACTACATCCTCTGTTATTGATCTATATCAACGTAACTTGATTGAGCATGTTGCTATTATACAATCTCCTAATCCTCTCGGAACTTCGAGATTGATTGGTAGGAGAATGGATTTAGTTACTCCTGAAATTGGAATGGGATTCCCATTCGAGCAGGATATCATTACACGTATTCAATATGTTGTAGCAACACAATCACCTGCTGCTATTGAGCAACCAACTTTCGTTAGAGTGTTCCTTGAAGCAGAGGATATTGGATTTGCATCATTCCGAGCAGATAAGACCAGATATTTTAATTCTGGTGTTATTGCCTTGGATGAAAATCCAGTTACTTATCCACAATTCTACTCACAAGGTAAATTGGGAGGCACTGTAGCTTCCTTTATTGATTACTTGTACCTAGATGTTGGTTATGCAAATGTATCGGGTATTACTCTTGAGCAACTTGAATTGACATATACACAATTCAATGGTATCAGCGAAGGTGTTGATACTTGGATGGATAATATGGCATTGAATGATACATCATTAACAACTAATGGAACTCTATTTAATCCTGGAATTCCATCTATCCAAGAGTTGATGTCTTATCTAGATGCGCCGTTGACTGCATCTTCTGTTGTCATCTATATTCCAGATACCACTAATTTCCCTGATAGTGGTAGATTACTTGTCGGTAAAGAACTTGTAACTTATACATCTAAATTATCTGATCGTTTGATTGGCGTTACAAGAGGTGTTAACAACACAACAGCAGAAACACATATTGCTGGTACATATATTAGGACTATCGGTCTAGAGACAACTCTCTAGAAACACCGTATAAATATAAATAACACAGAAATCCAACCCGTATCTCTTATTTTCAATGGCTGCTATTATCTCGGAAAAGTTCAGAATTTTTAATGCGAAGCAGTTCCTAGAGTCTTTAACAGAAGGCGCTAGTGATACTGGTGCTGACAGAAGTCGCATGTACTTCTTTGTTGGCCGACCCCAAGCATGGGATTCGTATTTAGAAGTTTATGCTACAGATGGCGGGACTTTTACCGCTGGTAATCAAGTATATGTTGGTGCTGCTTTAGGCAGTGCTACATTCAAGGGCACTATCGCAAAGGTTTGTCCTAATAGTCTTCTCATTCAATCGGTTGGTCCTCTTCCAACTGCTGCTCCTGCTTTGGGATCAGCACTAAAAGAGTCTGATGGTTCGGCAGATACGGGTGTTACCGCAACGTCAGGTGTCTACAGATATTCTACAGAGAATGTTCCTCCTGTACCTCTTGACAACCAAACCGAGAAATTTAGCGTTTACGACGACATTATTGCTGCAAAAAGAATTACTTCTTCTTATGCAAGATCTGTTGTAAGAAGATACAACTGGGATACAGCAAACAATCCCAAGTTTGACATGTGGAAACCAAATTATTCCGCTACCCCAGCTGGTGGTGGACAGATTGGTGTTTCTACTGCTACGGGTGCAACTGGCATTGGTTCTTCAAAGTTCTATGTAATGAACCAGAACTATGAAGTATTCAAGTGCCTTTATAATGGTGAAAGCATCGCTAACCCATCTGGTGTTAACGTAGTTCATGAACCCAAGACCAATCCTTCAGCAGGTCTAGGTACATATGCTGCTGGAATCTTTACTGCTCCTGATGCTTCTTACATCTGGAAGTACATGTATACCATGCCTACCGATGATGTACTAGCATTCCTTTCTTCTGACTTCATGCCTATTTCGGCAGCAGGAGAAGCAACCAGAGTTGCAACTGAAACAGCCGCTGTTGCTGGTTCTATTAATGTCGCTCTTATCAAAGATGCTGGCACAGGTCTTACCAACGGCACTTTCTATGCTCCTATCATGGGAGACGGTACTGGTGGTGTTGTCAAACTAACAGTTGCTGGTGGTGCTATTTCCGCTGCAGAACTCGAAGTAGCAGGTTCTGGTTACACTTATGCATCTGTTCCAGTTGTAACTGGTGTTCCTTCTGGAGTTTCTGGTAGCACGGAAGCAATTGGTTTGTTTACGGATACAGCACTTACTGTGTCACAAGCAGTAGCAGCAACTTCGGCTGCAGCACTAGAAGTTATTCTTCCTCCTCAAGGTGGTCACGGATCTGACTTTGAAACTGAACTTAACACAAAGCGTGTTATGACGAACATTCGTCTCACCTTTGTTGAGAACGCTGGTGACTTCCCTGTAGATAACGACTTCCGTCGTATCGGTATTATCAAGGACCCTCTTGAGTACGGTACAACTACCTTCGCTACAGCAGATACTCTTTCTGGTCTAAAGTCAGTTAAATTGACTGGAGCAACTGGAAACTTCACTCCTGACGAGATGATCTCACAGACCGTTACTGGAGGCACTGCAAAGGGCACTGTAGTCTCTTGGACCCTAGATGCTGGTTCTCCTACTCCCACGCCTGGAACACCTGGTAGCGGTGTTCTGAAGTACATCCAGAGTCCAGAGTACCATCAAGATGGCAATGGAATCGTAAGAGACTTCGCATCTGATGCTGCCAATGCAATCACTGGTGCTGCTTCTGCTTCACAAGGAACAGTTGAAGTTGCCTTGGCAGATGGAACTCAATTGGTGGGTGCTATCTTTACTGATGGTCTTGCATCTCCAGAGATTGAAAACAACTCGGGAGACCTCATATACATAGAGAACAGAAGACTAATCACCAGAGCAGCTGACCAAATTGAGGATATCAAGTTAGTCATCGAATTCTGATTATAAACGAAAACAAGACGGTAGTTTAATACAATGCCACAGAAGACTAATCTTAAAGCCGCACCATATTTTGACGACTACGATTCTGGGAACGACTTCTATAAGGTATTATTCAGACCTTCCTATCCTGTTCAAGGGAGGGAGCTGAATACTACCCAGTCGATCCTACAGAATCAGATTGAAAGTTATGGTAAATATTCTTTTAAACAGGGCGATTTAGTTGTCCCTGGTGAAGTTGGTCTGAATAAAAAACTTGACTTTGTAAAACTATCGTCTGTTTCTGAAGTTGCTGTAAGTGTAGATGACGAAATCATTTACCAAAAATATGATATCAATAATCTAATTGGTCAAAAGATCAATGGATTATCTTCTGGTGTTGTTGCTCTTGTACAATCTATTGTAAGTGCAACCGATAATAGTGCCGATACTCTTTACGTAAAATATTTAAATGCTGGTGATGGAGGAAATGAAGAAAGGTTCCGTCAAGGAGAAACACTCGAAGTTGTCGATGGCATTAACAGCCCTCTTCTTGTTGTTGGTACTGACGGGTCTGTTCTACCTACTAGTGTTGCAGTAACTGACCCAGACACACAAGTTACTACATTTGTAGAAAGTGGTGCCATGGGATTTGCTTCTGCTGTGCAAGTAGAAGAAGGCGTATATTTTGTTAATGGATATTTTGTAAGAAATTCTGCCGATTTAATTGTTGTTGATGGTTATAGTGACAATCCTTCTGTAAAAGTTGGTTTTAAGGTTACAGAAACTCTAGTAACTCCAGAAGAAGATCCCACACTATATGATAATGCATTTGGATCTTCCAACTATGCTGCTCCTGGAGCACATCGTCTAAAAATTAGTTTAGGTCTAGTACGATATTCTTTTGAAGAAACTACAGACAAGAATTTTATTCAACTTCTTTCTATTAAGAATGGAGTTATCCAAAAGCAGGTAAGACAAGCTGCATATAATACGCTTGAGAATACTCTTGCTAGAAGAACTTATGACGAGTCTGGTGACTATGTTGTAGATTCGTTTGACTTTGATATCAGAGAGTTTTATCAAAGACCAGGTAATCGCGGTGTATATGCACCAGGTGTCAATGGACTTATTGGTCCTAATGGATTGAGTGCTTCTGAAGCAGCGGATACGATGGTTGCCACCATCGGACCTGGTAAAGCATATGTCCGTGGTTTTGAAATTGTCAACAAAGAAACAAAGTATATTGACATTGATAAAGCGAGGGATACGCTTTCTAGAGACAATGTAACAATCAAGTCGAACGGTCTCTCATCGTTTACTATTACCAATGTATTCAACACTCTTCCTCTTAATGCCGAAGGTGCTGATCTAACTGCATATCCAACTATCTTCCTAAACTCCACATATAATGATGGAGTCAATGGTAGTAATGATCTAGAGTCTTCTACTAACTACATCCAAACTATCCAAAGAAGAGGTCTTGGATATGGAAAAGATGATGCTATCAAGACTATCTACTTACAAGCAGCAATTGATCTAGGTCTCATCAATGAGTCAAGTATTGAACCAAATACTCCTTCCGATAAGGCAGATATCAAAACTCTCCATTTTGTTTCTTCCAGAACTTCTACTAATGGCGTAGCGTCTACTGAAACAGTAAAAGTTCTTTCTTTCGCAAAAATAACCAGACCAGAAGTTGGAGATGTCAACGCACAGTATTTACAATTAACTGTTCTTGGTAGAAAAGATTTTCTAGATAATCTCTTCCTTGAGTATGATGATAATGTATCTACAAAAAGAAGATTCCTTTATAAGTCTTTAGCAGAAGTTCAGCAAGAGATCAATGATGTAGGTTACATCGTTGACTATAGCAATACTATTGTACCTTTGGTTGGTATAGCAAAACCAAAAGATGTCAGCCTAGTTGGCAGACCTGATGGATTTAATGCAGACACCGATATTGTTATTTCTCGCGGTAAACTTGCTGATGGAACAGCAATTTACAATGGTAAATTTAATCTATCCTATTTCAATCCAGTATTCTTCACTCGTTTGCTTGTAGATTCTACTATTAGTAACGGATTTGCACCTGGTAAATACATCACAGGTTCCACCAGTGGTGCCTATGGGGTTGTAGAAGGCAATACAAATGGATTCTTGTCTCTTGGTAAGAGTCTTTACGTTAAGACTCTCTACGGGACCTTCTTGCCTGGTGAGACAATTACAAGCGAAGAAGGAGATCTCCTACGTATTGCAGGAGAAAATACTATTTCTCACTTCGTTGTTTCTAGACAAGGAACTGGATATACTACTGGTTCTAGAGTTTCTGTTAATGGCACTCGCTTTGAGCTTAAAGATGTCAATGTAGGCATCAATGGAGGAACACTTTACAAGATCGAAATTTTAAATAGAGATGTTCTGCAGACAGAATATTCTGCACCTCCAACTATTGACATTGAAGGAACTAGTACGATTTTTGCTAATGTTATTCCTGTTCTATTCAAGAACACTGTTCTGACTTATACAGCACAGAATGTTAAGTCTCTATATTCAGAGTTTGGATCTTCCAGTAAGTTCTCTGCTGATATTGAAACTCAAGATACAGAATTCTCCGAAACAAAAGCTGTAACCCAATACACATTTAGTGGAACTAAAGGTTACAAATATGTTGAGTGTAATGGATTTGGTGCAGATGCATCACTCATGCTCGTCCAAGGTGACGTTATTCAATTTAATGATGATACTGGTAGACTAAACAAATTTGTTGTAGATCTAGTAACTATTCCAAAAGGAACTGATAAGTCCAGAATTTATTTCAATAGTGCCCTGCCTGATGCAGTAACATCAGTAGCTGTTGTTAGATTGCGTCCTATTATTACAAATGGAACCACATCTACACTTCTGTTCCCAACTGGTAGTAAAGAAGTTGGTAGTCTGGTCAAGTCCACAGAAGACACCAAGATTAGTTATTACATCAGAAGAGATTTTGTAACTACTGGTAGTGACAATGGTGGCAACATTACATTTGCTGCTCAATTAGATTTTGGTACACAGAGATTTGTTCCTTTCACAGAAAAAGATTTCCTAATCACTGTTCTAGACAAGGGTGGTTCTGATCTAGTTGAAACTGGTGATGTTGTTTATGTGTCTCCAGATTTTGTCAGCATCCTTAATACTACTGACGCTACATCTGGTCTATCTTCTGGTAGTATCACACTTACCTTCCCTGGTAACTATTTTGGTAATAATGTAACTAACTTCCCCAAATTGAAGTTGACTGCTACCATTGAAGTTTCTAAAGGTAGACCCAAGCTCAAGACAGCAATTAAAAACAAGAGAATTGTCATCACCTCTGCTGGCGATCAGGTATTGCCTCTACGTGGTCTTGATTACGATAGTGACAGCAGTGAAGTTCTATCTTACTCGGATGCATTTAAAGTAAGATACATTTACGAAGGGTCCACATCTGCTCCTCCAACAGTTGACGTTAATGGTAACCTGGTTGTTGGTACTGATCTAACTGATAGATTTACTTTTGATGATGGACAAAGAGATACATTCTATGATGTATCTAGAATCGTACTAAAGCCTGGTTTTACTCCACCTGCAGGACAAGTAGTTGTAGCATTTGATTACTTCGAGCATTCTCAAGGTGACTTCTATACAGTTGACTCATATATTCATGAGGCAGGTGTTGTAGCAGATGAGATCCCCGATTTCAACTCTGTTGTACATGGCAACTTGAGTTTGAAGAACGTCATTGACTTCAGACCGAAGGTAGACTCTACTGCTATTATTACTGGATTCCAAGATACTTCACTACTCTCACAAGCAGAATACATCAACTTTATTGGTGCAGGTGGTTCTGTATCCAGTACACCATCTTCTGCTAGATCTCTACCATATACTATTTCCTTTACTGAATCACAGTATCTGGATAGAATTGATGGTGTTTTCTTGAATAAGAAGGGTGAGTTTATTATCAAGCAAGGTAATTCATCACTCAACCCAAGCAAGCCAGAAATCATTGAGGATGGCATTCCTCTCTATTACATCTTCATTCCTGCTTTCACCAAGTCAAGTAAAGATGTAAGAATCACTCCTGTTGACAACCGTCGTTTCACGATGCGTGACATCGGTAAACTAGAGAAGCGTATTGAGCGTCTTGAATATTACACCACGTTGAGTATTCTTGAACAGCAAGCACTTAACATGCAAGTTAAAGATACTCTAGGTATTGATAAGACCAAGAGTGGATTCCTAGTTGATAACTACGAGACTCATACTGTAGGTAATGTTAAATCTATTGATTATCTGTGTTCTATCGATGCACAACAATCTGTATTGAGACCACAGTCCAAAGAGGATAATTTTACACTAAAGGAAGTTAATACAAGAGCAGATCAAAGAAGAATTGCTGGGTATACTAATTCTAATGGTGTTATAACACTACCATTCTCTAATGTTTCTTATGCGAATAATGATTTTGCTACAAAAACTTTAAATCCAAACCCATTTGTTGTCCTACAATATGTTGGTGATGCTGCAGTTCATCCTAATGTTGATCAGTGGTACAATGACACTGTGGCACCTTTAGTTACAGATAACAATACCAATTTGTTCTCCGTATTCCTTGGTAAGCAAGATGTTCGTGTTGCATTCTCCAGTATCTATAACTCGTTTATTATTAACTGGGTTGGTGTAGATAAGTCATTCTACAACCTGAAGAGTTTTGCTGAAAATAATACTAGAACTGCAGAGGCAACTGTACAGAGTGCGACTACATCAACTTCTTCTAATATCAGTCCGCAAAATAATGAGATTGCAAAGGGTGTAGGATACAAAACTATTAATGGTACTAATGTAGCAAATGCTCTTAAGTTCTTTGCTAGATCTATTCCAATCAAATTTATCATTAGAAGAATGAAGCCAAAGACACAGTTGAGTGTCTTTATGGAGAAGAGAAACATTGGTCGGTGGGTTAATCCAGACTCTAGATTTACAGGTATTGCAGGAAACTCTCCAACGGTATTCAGTAGCAATATTACTACCGATGAGTATGGTAATGCTAGTGGAATTATTCTAGTCCCATCAGGATATGCTCCAAGGGAAAATACTTCTTGGACAGGTGATGTTAATACAGTGATTATGGATGATACTTCAGAAGAATTGTATTTCTCTACAGGTGCAAAAACAATTAGATTTACTTCTAGTTCTAGTGACTCTGATATCACTACTGTAGATTCTTTCGCAGAAGTTAAGTTCTATGCTACAGGTCTTCTACCAGAAGCACCTGCATCCATTATCTCTACAGCACCTGCTATTTTCAAAGCAAATGAGGGCGTTCAAACTATTGATAGCAATACAGAAAATAGTGCAAGACCAAATCCAATGGCACAAACTTTCTCTGTGGAAAACTTTGAAGGTGGTATGTTTACAACTGGTGTTGATCTATTCTTCAATAAGAAGAGTTCATCTATTCCTTTGAGAATCTACGTCACTAATGTAGAGAGTGGCAAGCCTGGCAAGTATATTTTACCTGGAACTCAAACCACTCTATATCCTGATACTTTTATCAAGGTATATTCTTCTGGAAACATCACTATTAAAAAGGACGAGTCAATAACTGGTAGACAGAGCCTTGCATCTGGTCCTATTGCTAAAATTTTGGATAGAAATAACTTTGAAGTTGTTCCTTCTTCTAATGGCGATATCTTCCTCACTAATGAGCAAGTATATACATTTATATTGAGTAACCATAATGGTAGTTCTTTTATTGCTAATGAAGATCTGACCTTAAATTCTGTAACCACATACAACAATGCAAACAATGCTACTATTGGGTTAAAGATCGCAAAAGACTCTGGTCGTGTATCTAAACTCAATATTACCAATCTTGGATCTGGTTATGAGAATGCAACTATTACTATAGAGAGTCCTCAACTACCTGGTGGTAGTAATGCTACTGGATCTGTTAAAGTCTCTGGCGGTCAAATCTTCTTTAGCGAAGTTGCGCTAGCAGGTAGAGGATATACTGAAGCACCATCTATTGTTATTAGAGGAACTGGTGCTGGAAACAACGGTGCTGTAATTGAATCAGAAATTGAAATTGATGAACCAGCAGTCAGAATGGGTATTGCCATTGATGAAGCAGGATCAATTCAATCTACAACTCCCACTAGATTCAACTTCGAGTATCCAGTATATCTACAAAACAATTCTGAATATGCACTCAACATTGAGTGTGACAGTATTGAATACGAACTATGGGCATCTAGACTAGGTGATACTGATATCTCTTCTGGTATCGTTGTTAACGCACAACCGTTACTTGGTTCTGTATTCAAATCACAAAACGTAGATAACTGGACTGAAGATCTATTTGAGGATATTAAGTTTACTCTTTACAGAGCAGAATTTGATAACTCCAGATCTGGAGAAATTCTAATTAAAAACGAAGATCCTGGATACACAAAGCTAGAAAACAATCCAATGGAGACATATGCGCTTGCAAATAGCACAGCAACATCTAGTCTCTTTAAAAACAACAGTTCTGTTATTAAGGTATACCATAGAGATCATGGGTTTGAAACTGGTGGAGACTCCAAAGTATTCTTCAGAGGTCTAGAAGATTTTGCTGGATATGATTCCAACACGGTAGAATCATCTTTGTTCCAGGTATATAATGTTGGTATTGATTCTTATAACATCTATGGTCCTACTAGAGCATCAGACACTGGATTCTTTGGTGGTTCAACTGTACTAGCATCGTACAATAGAAAGTACGAGAAACTCTACGCACAGATTCCATACCTACAAGTTTCTGGTACAAAGATTGATAGCATGGTAAGAACTACTAATATTGTCCCTGTTGATAGTAATACTACTAATTTTACTTCTTATTCTATCTCTGATTTTGAAACTACCTTCCTGAACGAAGAGCAGTATTTCTTGAATCAAAAGGTTGTTGCCTCTACCATCAATGAAAGCTTGAATAATCTAGACACTTCTCTCGCATACAAACTTAAGTTGTCTTCAGAGCAGTCTTATCTATCACCTGTCATTGACTTGAGATCGGCTTCTGTCAAAACAATTACTAACAGAATTGAAAATGCAGTTGGTAGTGAAGACAGATATGGCAAGAGATATCAACAGATTCAACTCTTCCCTGTCTATAAATTTACTGTTAGTGGCAATGAGGACAATGGAACTGAAGTTCCTGTTGTTATCAATCAAAATGTTACTGGTGTAACATCAGGAGCACAATCAGAAGTTCTTCGTGTCATTGGTAGTGATGTATACATAAAGATTAAGAACTCGGTAAACTTTGATATTGGCGAGCAATTGTTCTTTAGCACACAGTCTGCTGCTGGTGGAGATCTAGAAGGCATTACGGTTACTATTTCTAATGACGGTATCTTTGATCAGAATCCTAATTTTGTTGCTGGAACTACAGTAACTGCATTCAATCCTGCACAAAGAGTAGATAAGTATGAGAACAAGATCAGCGGTAAGGTAGTTGTTTGGGATAGCAAGACCAAAACTCTGACTCTTGAAAATGATAAGAATCCCATTAATAACAATTATACCAGTGAGATTACACTGGGTAGTGATTATGCAAGAAATAGCACCACAAGTGAGCAACTTGCTGATGTATTCAGAGTAGGAGATCTTATTGACTTTGATGGATCTTCATTTGAAACTTCCAAGTATGCAGAGATTAGATCTATGACATACACAGTAGGTGTTGATTATGTTAATGAATCTGGATCTGTAAATACTTCTGGTGTTGCCAAGTATGTTACTAGAGAAATTGTTCTAAACGCTCCTGCTTCTGGAATCAATGTTAATCTCACGGTTAATGTAAGTGATGTCAGCAACTTGCAAGTTCTATATAAAGTTAAACCTGAAGCATCCCAACAAAAATTTGATGACCTTAACTGGGAATACTTCAATAATAACGGTGCTTCCGATGATGATGTTATTGCGACAGCAGAAAATAGCATCTCGGGTCAGTTTGAATCCCAGGCTGCATATCAAGAGTTGAAGTTCAGTAAAGAAGATTTACCCGACTTCTCTTCTTTTGCAATTAAAATTGTTATGAAATCTGATAATCCTGCGTATGTCCCTAAAATCCAAGACATGAGAGCAGTTGCATCCTTCTAATATGAAATATGTAAAAGTCGAAGGACAAGAAGGATTTGTGCGAGATATGGAAACTGGTGCAATTATTTGCACCAACAAACCTCGTAAATCATTTTCCAATGAATTTAGAAATGTAGTAAGCGAAATAAATACTTTGAAGGAAGAAATGTCCGAAATCAAGTCCCTCCTTAAGCAGCTAATCAAATGACACTACGTAACGTACCAAAGTCTCACACTCTTGAGCAGCAACGCCTGGAGATTAACGAAATTGCTGTAGATTTGGATACCGCTGTTGATGGCACGAAAACATTTGGTGGGAGTAAAACGTTCTCTAGTGATGTAACATTCTCCAGCACTGTAGACTTTGACGGCATTGCAACATTCAACAGCAGTCCTACTTTTTCTGATGGTGTAGCAGCAAACTTTGGTGATGGTGCCGATCTACGACTTTATCATGATGGAACTACAACTACCAATTGGATTCAATCAAATGGTTTGCTGAACCTGCAATCTCTTGGGGTTACTGTTACTTCTTGGACTAATCTTGAAAAACTGGCAGACTTTAATCTTAATGGTTCAGTAGATCTTTACTATGACGGTGCCAAAAAAATTGCAACTAGTCTTACAGGTGCGACAGTTTTAGGAGATCTCGAAGTTAATGACGAGTTACATTCTGCATCTGGCACTTTTATTCTAAAAACTGCAGATCAGATAACTCCTGGTCAGATGGTTACTGAAGCTGTCTTTGGTGGGTCGATGTATGTTCCATACGGTTTCAGTACGTACCCCATTACTTATTTTCCTGGCGGTGGTATCAGCGAGACATCAACTAATGATGGAGTAACTATCCAAAGTGGTGGAAGCATTTTTATTTCTAATAGCGGCGGAAGTGCTGTCTGGAAAGGTAGACAGACTGGAACTGCTGGAATCACATCAGAAATCGATGCTCCTGGTAATGCCACGTTTGCTGGCACTCTGGACGTATCTAACACTGTTACTTTTAATGGGGATGTTACATTTACTGGAGTTGCTAACAGCCTTTTTATAAATCCCAGTACCACCTTTAATAATAATGCTGCTTTCGCCAATGATAAGGTATTAAACTTTGGTGGTAGTTCTAATGGTCGTATCTTATATGTTTCTGCAACTAATAGTTTTGATGTAAGAGTTCCTGGTGGGTCTGAAGATCTAAAACTTGGTGCTGGTACAGCAGTCAGAATTACTAATGAAAATGGACTGACAGATAGAGCAGTATTCGATTCTAGTGGTTTAACTGTTAGTGGAACGGTTGACGCTACAGGATTTAGCATTAATGGTTCTCCATTCAGTTCTGATGTCGCAACTACATCCGCTGCTGGTATTGTACAACCAGATGGTACAACTATCGCTATTGATGGCAGTGGTGTTATTAGTGTAGCGGGTGGTGGTGATCCATTCACTGCTGACGGATTTAAGTTTGGCGTCAATGAAGGATCTGGTCCAGCAGCAACGCAAGGTGAGATCAGACAAATTAGTGGCAGACCACATTTCTATGATGGATCTGCGTGGCAAGAGTTTATTCTTGGTAGCACTCAACAGGTTACAATCCCAGCGGAAACTGATTGGGATAAAGTTCTATTAAGATCCACTTTCGATAGTGATTTTAACGACGTAAAGTTTGGTGCAGTTGGTGTTGCTAATACTTATACGACATATCAAAGTCAATCTGTACTTGCTTCAACTCGTGTAGGTACTCCTGCTAAATTTGGCACCAATGTTCTGAAGTCTGTTGGTAATGGTGTTATCTACCCAGATAGAGCTGAATATGATTTTGATGGTCCATTTACCATGGAGTGTTGGGTTTACTTTGATTCAATGCCTGCTGGTTACACACAAGCATTCTACGAAAAACACGTTATATTCTCAAAATCTAATTCGACATTTACTAATGGCAGTTGGCAGTTATATGTTAAAAAGGCATCTAACAACAACCATTTCTGGTACATGGATGTTCATGATACAGCATCTAACACTGAAGAACAACTTACATTAGATTCTGCAGGACAAACATTTGATGACTTCATAAACCAATGGGTTCATCTTGCTCTAGTTAAAGAATCTGATGGATCTCTTCACTTATATGTAAATGGAGAAGATGGTCTTTATACTTGGTCCAGCACCGTGTCTGGTAATAACATTACAAATAATAGTTTCCCTCTAGCTATTGGTGTACCCCAAGAAAATCAGCAGGCAATTAATGATATTTTCATTGATGATGTTCGCATCACAAAAGATGCCAGATATACAACCAATGGGATCTACGGCACACCTGCTTTTACTCCACCAACGACAGCACATCCTGTCAGTGGTAGCACAACAACATATACACCACCAGCAACTAGCAAAGCTGGTGAGATTGTACTAGGTGCAACTCCTACGTGGACTGGAACATTAGGTGTATCAGTTGCACAGCAATCTTCTGGTAACTATCGATTGACCTTTACAAGTCCATTCACCAATGCCACTGACTACTATGTCATCGTTAATCATATGGATGGTTCTGGACCAGTAGAGGTAGTTCCAGTTAGATCTGCTGCACATATAGATTTTGCA